CCGTCAGGTCGGTGGTCGACGAAAGATCGAGGCCGAGCACGCAGCGTTGGCCAACCAAATGTTGAACACGTTCACCATTTGCCGCTTCGCAGTCACGCCAGTCACGCGCATTGAGAAACCGTGCCGCCGGGTTGGTTCAAATACAACAGCCGAAACGACGGCTCGCGAGCCGGCAATGCTTTCGCCTGGTCGGCAGCGGCGCGCATTTCCGCGAGGCTGCGAAAGTCGTCGAGCGCCGGGTTGCAGGCGAACCAGGTTGCTTCCGCCCAGGGGTCGGCGTCGTCATCCGCTGCGTAGATCACGGGCAGAAACGTCTCGTCGCTGACGGTGCCGTCGAGCACGCGCCGGCCATAGGCGACCAGCTCGCTCATGACGTGATCCTTGTCGGCGCTTTGCGTCGAGATGGTCAGGAACAGCGGTTCGAGCCGCGCGGCGCCGCCGCTGGTCAATGCGTCGTACAGGTCGCGGTGTGGCCATTGGGCGAGCTCGTCGAGCACCGCAAACGAGACGTTCAAGCCATGCGCTTTTCGCGCATCTGACGACAATGCCTCGTAGGTCGAGCCGGTCACGACGTCTTCAAGCGTCTTAGAGTGCTCGCGGATGATGATCCGGTCGCTCAACGCCTTGTCAGCCCGCACAAAGGCGATCAGTTCGCGCAGGATCAGCGCCGCCTGTTGGCGATCGGCCGCGGCACTATAGACCTGGCCGCGCGGCTCGCTTTCAGGTCCGACCAGGTGACAAAGCGCCAGCGCCGCGGCGAGCTGGGTTTTCCCGTTCTTCCGCGGCACCGTCAAAAGCGCCTGGCGCTTGATGCGGCGCCCGTTGGCGTCGACCGCATAGAGCCTTTCGATAATGTCGCGCTGCCACGGCCGCAGCCGGAAAGGCTGGCCGGCAAAGATGCCGGACGTGATGGTGAGGCTTTCAATGAACGCTATGACTCGATCGGCACGGTTGAGGCCGGGCTTTTCCCAGGGCAGGCGACGACGGCCGCGTTTCGGGGCTGTTGTTTCACCCCTTACGACAGGCTTGGCGTTTATGCCGCGCAGTCCCATTTTTTCCAGCCAAGGTAAGTGGTAGCGAAGGTGAGCGGCCGCTTTCGGCGTTCTGGCCCTATATGTTCGAACCCCCGTGGCCCTTGTACCACGCATGACAGGGATCGCGGGCGAGCCGTCAGGATAGAAGCCTTTGACGCGCAGCTCGCCGGCATGGCCGCGTCTGCCGTGCTTGTCCTCTTTGACTTCGTGGTCATGGGCCTTGCACAGCGATCGCAGGTTATCGAACGTATCAGGCCCACCTTGGCGCCTGGCCTTGATGTGATCGACAGCGAAAGCAGGCTGGCCACAGCCAGGCACGACACAGGTGTACAGGTCACGCCGCAGCACGGCGCGACGCAGGCGCTTCCATGCCTTGGTCTGGTAGTATGGGTCAGCCGGTCGCAACGTCGCCTCGGCGGGCGATGGTGTGCAGTTCCAGCCCTGCGCGCCGCCCCAGTTCCCGCACCTCATGGATGTCGTGCAGCTGTCCGTCGTAGTCGACGCGATCTTCCGTGGTCATGCCCTCGATAAAGCGCAGGTGAAACACCACACGGGTTTCAGCCTGGATCGCGGAAAGCGCAAAGAACTCACGGCCGGTCTGCTGGATCACCCTGGCCCAGACGGTCGCGAGGTTGCCCCAGTCGATAATTTCGTTGCCGTAGCCGTCGTCGCCGACAACCATTTCGCGTTGGACGGTGATCCGCCTGTCGAGTTTGCCTATTTGCATGGTCAGCCTGTCCGCATCAGCGGTGGTTGCGGTGGTCCGGTTTCCCTTTTTCCCTGCCAAGCCTCTTGTTTTCTTTCTGTGCTCTTCGTGGGGCTCACCAAATTGGCAGTGTTGTGCAAAGTTTTGGACCCTATCGGCCGGTGAGCCATTGGCCCGCGCTCGATCCACGTTTTCCACTCGCGGAAAATGATCTTGACGATGTTGGTCAGGTTCTTCCGGCCAGGCACCGGCCGCTCGGTGATCTCGATGTGACCGAGCCGCCGCGCTTCGTGCAGCGTGGTCTGCACCGTGGTCCGGCAGACGCCAGCCAATGCCCCGATCTCGTCGATCAGTAGGTCGCAGGTTCCATGATGCTTGATCTCGCCGGCAACGATGCAGAGCACCGCGCGCTGGCCTTCGGTGTAGTGGTGTCGCAGCGTGTCGGGCAGGGCGCTGGATCCGCCGAGCCGGCGCCGCCGCTCGCGTGACGCCTGGCGATCGGGCGAGCGTGGCCGCTGCCGCGGTGTGAAGCGGCTGCCAATGCGCGCGTTGAGCCGTCCGAGCGGCTTGGCGCCCAGATACTGCCGATCGGGCGCGCGCCGCTTGCTGATCGCCTCGGTCAGAAACGTGGTTTCGTCGTCGGCGACGTCGCCCTTGCCGTAGCTGTGCCAGATGGCGCGGGCGAGGTTGTCGAGCTGGTCGGGCGAGGCCGCGGCATTGATGCCGTCGTACAGCGCCGTCGCGGTGGCTGACAGGCTGGCCAGGGCGCTCATGGCTCGCCCCTTTCAGTCTGCAGGCCAAGCTCGTTGGCCACGTCTAGCGCCTTCGTCAGCGCGTCGATCAGCGCCGGCAGGTGCCATATCGCCAGCGTGAGGCCAGACGGTGTTGGTTTGAAGCCGCCTTTTGGATCGTGATACCAGCCGCGCAGGTCAATGGTGTCGCAGCCTTTGTAGTGATCGACCGTGACCCGCACGACCTGGCGTGCATTGCGGTCCCATTGCGCAACAACGACCGGAAGTTTGGGCGACGCTGCTGAAACGCTTTGTACTTCAATGCCGGATGCTTTTCCCAAACCCTTGTCTAAGTGTTTGTCTTTCCTTGAAATGGGCACTTCCCTCGGGAGCGCCAGTCAATAATCTCAATAGCTTGTGAGCATAACTAGCGACGCTAGCGACAGCTAATAGCGGCAACGTGCTGGCCGCCGCGCCTGCTGGGCGAGTGCTTTGATGTTGAATTATCGCTGGCGCTTTCCGGTCGCTCGTCTGCCATCATGGCGGGCGAACCTATTTGCAACGACCTCGAAATGCCCGGCCATCGCAAGCTTTTGCGAAATCGTCCCTTGGGCACGATCTCGGTGGAGGCTGTCATTTAGGGTCGGAAAGGGCAGTCGATCGGGGCCGTGCAACCTAGTTTGGAGGAAATTCTATGACGACGAAAACTTCGGGCTTTGATCCGTGGTGGAACTTTCGGGCGCCGTGGTCCGGCGACGTAGCTCAGCGCATTACAGCGCCGTGGTTCTCGCCATCGCTGACGGTCAACTATGCCGGCGATCCAGCAGTAGAGGACCGGGTAGTGACGGAGGTCGCGAGCTATGGAAAGCAGCTTGGTTGGCTTACGGAGATCGCGATCGCGTTGGCCAAGATGCAGCCAGTGCCCGAGGAAACGTTGGGGCGTTTGGAAAAGGCCGCAAAGGACATCGCCGTAATCAAAGAGCAAGTTGGCTTTTCCGCCGTCGAGGCGGCGAATGACGCACTCGATCGACTGGAACGCCACGACCCGGCTCAATATGATAACCTGCTGCGCGAACGGCGGAGCGCCAAATAGCCAAAGGCAGCAGCTCATCCGAAGCAGTGACCGCCGACCAAATTCTCATAAAAGCGTGTGGTCTGACTCGGCCAGTTCAGCAAGCTTAGCTAGCGCGTCTTTTGGCCGTCTTCACCACGACCGAAAAGGTACCGTCATTGTCCTCAATGCATATCCAGAACCACGAGACCCAGAGCGGACGAGTCTAATGCACGCCCGCCATGCAGGCGGATTCTTCTACGAGCTTGTGAAGTACGTCACACGCAGTCTGCAATCGCCATTCGATGATCCCAATCTGGCTGCGTTCTCCAAAGAATCGGACAAAGAAGGCGCTTCCATCGATTTCAGATCCGGACGCCTGGAAAAGAATAAGGGGATCTGACCCGGCCCCCAACCATTAGTCCCTGATGGGGTCGAGGGCAACGACTGGTCTTCCCCGAAACTCTGAACAAGCAATGCCGATGCCCGCATCACAATCAAACATCACGTCGAGCACACCGCTAGGAGCGACTGTCGCGCCGGGTGGAGTTACCTTTCGCACTTGGGCGCCAAAAGCTCTGGAGGTGTACATCGCCTTGAAACAACCGACCGGAACCGTGCCCGCTGCATTCCCCAAAAATTCCGGCGATCTACTCGTGAAGGACGCTGAAGATTTCTGGGCCGGCTTCGTACCCGGTCTTAAGGACGGGGATCTTTATCGCTTTTACGTCGTCGGAACGGGGAGCGAGGGCTTCAAGCGTGATCCGTATGCGCGGGAGCTAGAGTTCAACGGGTATCCCGATTGCAACTGCATCGTGCGCGACCCGGGCACGTACCCTTGGCACGACGCCGGGTTCCGTCCGCCGGCTTTCAGCGACCTGATCATCTACCAGTTTCATATTGGTGTGTTCTTTGCGCAGGATTCCGCGGGCACCGATATCCGGCGTCATCGCATCTGCAAAATTCTCGATGTGGTGGACCGCATCGAATATTTCGCGGATCTCGGCGTGAATGCCGTGATGCCGCTGCCGTTTCAGGAATATCAGGGCGAGAACAGCCTCGGCTACAACGGCACGGACCTGTTTTCGCCTGAAATGGATTACGCGGTGCCGGCCGCG